AAATACCTTACCGTCGTTAAATACAAACTTAGCCATATCTTACTTTTTTCCTTGCTTTTTTGGTTCTTTTTTTTCAGCGATTGGTTCTATGTGTCCTGCTTTTATAAGTGATTTAGCTTGTTGGCTATCCTTAACAGTTATAGTTTCGCCTTTGACCTTATCCATTACTTTTTTGTTTCCGATTATTTTATACTTCATTTAACTTGTACCTTTTGTTATCACTTGTATTTCTATATTAGCACCGATCGCGTCAATTCCATTTACATTGACGTCAGCACTTATGTTTGATACGGACACAACTCTTGCGTCTGTATCTGTTAAACCAAGTGTTCTATTATTAAATATAATCTGTCTTACACTACTGCTACCCTGCCCTGTTATAAATGTATGTAACTTGTCTGTACGGCTATCTGAACGTTGTACTGCAAGTAAACAATCAAATGTATATTGATCTGTGCCACGTTGCATTGCTAAATCAAACTCTATATTTGTAGGAATTATAAAGGCAGCGGGAAAATTTATTGCATAATCTGGTACTGTGTCAAAACATCTTAGACCAGAGATGTTACCTAATGTTGTTTTAAGACCGTCTGTTATTTCAGATAGTGTTGCCATTTAGACAACCCCTAGAACTGTGCCTTTACGAAATGGTGCGATCAGTCTAGTTATTTCTCTGTTTTGTTGTATGTTTACAACTCCAAAATCGCCTACCCCGGCGACACCTAAAGGTGCATTACGCATTGCAAACAACTCTGAAGATAACATAAGTGTTGCTTGTCTGATTGGTTCTGGTACGCTTGGAAAACCCCATTTAGCCGTTACTTCGGCACGTGGCCTATTGCTTGAAAAATCTAACGGCCACTCTTGACTACCACCAGAAAACAATTCAACAACGTAAAATGGACTTACTAAAATACCACCAACAACACCGTTGATTGGTAATAATTGAAACTCTGAACTTGCTACTGTAACTTCAAATGTGCCGTCATCATCATCATCTAACTTTACGACTAAACCTGTATCTGTTGATATATCATCTACTACTAATCTATATGGGTGATTAGTGAAAAACTTTCTAGCAGTTGCAGAACTTTGGGCATAAAATATTCTTCCGCAAAATGCGTCAATTTGCCGACTAGCTGCGTTTACTGCGTCATCAAGTAAGTCATTGTCAACACTATCACTTGTTGGTATTCCTACAAATGCTTTGAGTTGATTTTGGTTGCAATAGCCATTTGTAATAGCCATTACCTACCCCTACGGCCTTTCTTCTTCTTTTTTTTGCCTTTC